TAGTGGACCTAATTATTTCTATTTTAAACCGAATGAAAATATTCTCTATAGTAGAAATATGTTTCAAAAACATAAACTTAAAGATAAATTAGAAGTATTTAATTCTAAATTAACTGAAACAGATAATATGTTTAATAATAACTTTAGAAAAATATTTGACTGTGGTAATATAGTATATATTAAAGAATATAAAATAAAGAAACATCAAGAGAATTATATTAGCTAAATAAAATATTTACATTACCTATGATTAGTAATAGAATTATAATTAGCAAATATAATTTTTTTTTGATTAAAAAGAAGGAATTCTAAAGATGAGAATAACAAACAAAAATATAAAGAGTATCATAACATCATTAATTGATGAACATGGTAGTAGTGTTAATCTTAATCATCTTGATGTTAGTAAAGTAACAGATATGAGTTTTATATTTCATAATTGTACTGAGTTCAATGCTGACATTAGTAAATGGGATGTCAGTAAAGTAACTAATATGAATAGGATGTTTGCTCATTGTACTATTTTTAATTCGGATATTAGTTCTTGGAATGTCAGTAGAGTAACTGATATGACAGATATGTTTGCTTATTCAGATTTTAATGGTGACATTAGTAAATGGAATGTTAGTAGTGTAACTGATATGAATTATATGTTTGCTTCTTGTACTAAGTTCAATGCTGATATTAGTTCCTGGAATGTCAGTAAAGTAAAGAATATGAGTTGGATGTTTGCTTATTGTACTAAATTTAATAGTGATATTAGTTCCTGGGATGTTAGTAATGTAACTAATATGAATAGGATGTTTGCTCATTGTACTATTTTTAATTCGGATATTAGTAAATGGAATGTTGGTAATGTAACTGATATGAGATGGATGTTTTCTCATTCAGATTTTAATGGTGACATTAGCTCCTGGAATGTTAGTAATGATACGAATATGAGAGATATATTTGTATATGATAATTTTGAAAATGTAGATATTCTTAAAGAATACTTCAATGGAATTATTCCAAAGGGAAAGATTATTGATGTTCTCAAAGATAAATACCCAGAGAATTTTATTTGAAATAACATAATTCTGTACTAAAAATATGTTAGATAAAATAGTATCTAAATTAAACTTTGAATTTAGTCATAATTCTCTTCCAAATACATTTTGGTTTAATTATGGGAAGTTGGAGAATAGGCAAAAGCATAAATTATATAATATAGATGGATTTAAATTTAATAAAGATGATACAGAAAAAAAAATATATTCAATAGTGGAAATAAAATTTATTTTAAGGAATATAAATGATAAAAAATTCTATATAAAGAAATATCTACATTGACTAAAATTATATTATAAATAATTCATGAAATATCATTATGTCTATATCATAGAAAATAAAAAGAACAAAATGAAATATGGTGGAGTTCATACTTGTGTTGGTAATCCAGTTAAAGATATAGGTATTAATTATTTTGGATCATCTAAACATTTAACTAAGAAAGAGCAGAAATCGAACATATCAGAATTTGATTATATTGTAATAGAGACATTTAAATCTAGACTAGATGCAGAAATAGGTGAACGTAAAATGCTTATTGAGAACAATGCTGCTAGTTCAGAGTTGTGGTATAATAAATGTAATGGATTCAAAAGTGGAAATTTTAATGTTTTAGGTAAGATGCCAGTAAGATGCCAGAAAACCGGTAAAATGATTGGTTGTGTAGATATAAATCATCTAAAAGTATTATCTGGAGAATGGGCACATCATTCAAAAGGTTCAAAATCTTCAAAAGAAACTATAAAAGCTATTTCAAAAGTTACCAGTGGTTCAAAAAACCCAAACTATTCAGGTATATCAGATGAGGAAATCATAGATTATTATTTGGAATTGACTAATACTTTAAATAGAATTCCTTCAATTAACATTTTAAGAATCTATGTCAAAAAGAAATACAATAGGAACATTCCTAAATATTTTACAAAATTTAGGTTTACAGATAAAAATCTATATTTGATCATTGAAGAAAAAACTGGTTTGCAATACAATCCATACTATAGAAGTGAAGAGAATAGGAAAAAAATATCTGAAACTTTAAAAGGTAGAAAACGTTCAGGGGAACATAACAAAAAAAGTTGTCTGTTTCTAATAAGGAAGAAAAAATTTAAAAATGTTAAAAATTGAAAATTTAAAAGAAAAAATCCCAGTTTATGATATTACCGTAGATGGCAATAATAATTTTTATGCAAATGATATATTAGTGCATAATTGTACAGAGATTTGCCTACCAAGTCGTGCAAGTAAGAATATTAATGAAGAGTTAGTTCAAACAGAATCTGGTGATAAGCGTATTATTAAAAATTATAAAGCAGGTGAAATTTCTTTATGTAATTTAAGTTCGGTAAACCTAGAACGTTGGTTTTATATGAATAATGATGAAAAGGTAAAATTAATTAACATACTAATAAGATCACTAGATAATACTATTGATATTGCTAATTACCCAGTAAAGGAAGGGAAAAATTCTAACCTAATGTATAGGTACTTAGGTATTGGGGTATTAAATTATGCAAATTATTTAGCTTTAAAAGGAATCGTTATAGATACATATGAAGCCCTTGAGGAAACAGATAAATTATTTGATGAACTTTCGTATTTAATCATTAGTGCATCTGTTGATCTAGCAATTGAGAAAGGCAAATTCTCAAAATTTTATGAAACACAATGGGCAAAGGGAATTCTACCAATTCATAAAGCAAATGAAAATGCAAAAGCATTAACTACATATGAACCTAATTGGGATAAGTGGGATAAATTGGCTAAACGGGTTAAAACGTTTGGTATTAGAAATGCTCAACTTCTTGCTATTGCTCCAACAGCAACTTCTGGGCGGGCAATTAATAGTACTGAAAGTACTGAACCAATACATAATTTCTTCTATAAGGAAGAGGGCACCATTACAGTTCCAACCATAGTCCCTAACTTCAGAAAAAATAATCAATATTATAAGAGATCATTTGAATGTGATCAATATGCACTTCTTAGAAATGCCGCAGTAAGACAAAAATGGATAGACCAATCACAATCTGTCAATGTTTATATTACTAAACCAGATTCATTAAAACAAATGTCAGATTTGCATTTGTATGGTTTCTCTATCGGGTTAAAGACTTTTTATTATCTTCGCCAACAAAAGGAAACTGATAATCATGTATGTGAAAGTTGCACATGATAAAAAATGTTAACCTTGTGGGTAAAGGTAGATTTGTCGTAAATGAACATATTATTATATATGATATCAATATGAAGTCTAATGGGATAGAATATTCCTTTGATTGGGATCATAATAATATTACTGAGAAAGATGCAATAATAATAGTAGAAGAATTTATGCAAGATACTGTTGATGGTATTAAAAAAAATATATTATAATATAAATAAACTATAATAATAATAAGGAATTAGTATGAGTAGATTTAAAGATTTTTTAATGAATGAAGAAGATGATTTAACTAAAATTAATGCTATTTTAGATGAATTAGATGATGAAGAAATTAATGATTTTGGTAGTTATATTTATGATGAATTTTTTGGGGAGGACGACGAAGATTTTGATGATTTAGGTGACGAGTTCGCAATAGAAGATATTCAAAATATGATAGCTGAATTAGGTAAAGAAATGTGGCCTGAAATTCTTGATTTATTAGATGATGACTTAGAAACAGATGAGGATGATATAGAGGAAGGTGTATCTAGAAGAATGAAAGTTAGCAAAATGAATAGAAAGAAAAGAAAATTCATGAAAAAATCGCACGCGACACTAAGAAAATCAAAAGCAAAACGCAAAAGAAAAAATCGTGCAACTAAAGCATCTCGTAAAAGAAATTATAGAGCAAATAAAAAGAAAATTGCCCAATATCAAAAATCTAGGCAAGTAGCTATAAAAAAAGGAAAACATAAGGTGAAATTAAGGAGAAAAGCTGGTTAATTTCAAATTATTTTATTATAAATATATCTATTAAATATTATAATAAACTAAAGATATTTTGTTTGAAAAATACTACAAGGATTCTACATATAATACACTTAAATTACAATGTAATTATATCGGTATAAATCGTAAAAAATTCCCTAAATGGCAGGGTTGGAAAATCATTACTAACTATAAGAAAAATGGTATAGATATTAAAGAAATTAGAGATAATGATCTTGATATTTTAGTTAGGAATTTCTATTACATAAAATATCTTAATGAAAAATTTTATAAATAAATCTATCTTATAACATTATAATAATAAGGAGAAGTAAAATGAGTTTTAGAGAATTTTTAAATGATGGCAAAAGTCACAAATAATAATATAAATATATTATAGTAATAACACTATAATAATAAGGAGTAGTAAAATGAGTTTTAAAGAATTTTTAAATGATGGTAGTATGAATGAACGTGATAAATTTAAACCTGGTGATTGGGTAATGTTAATTAATGATAAAAATTTAAGTGGTGGTTTTGGTTATGATAAAAATACTAATGTTATAAATACAGCAACTGTATTTATAGTAGATAGTTTATATGGTAGTAATTTACATGTTTATCCTCAACAGAAAAGATTACAAAAGAAATATAACTATAAAAATACTATTAGTTTAGCAATGTCTAGATTTAAGTTATATGATGATATATTTAGTGCCCGACATATATAAAATTTTATAAATAAATCTATCTTATAACACTATAATAATAAGGAGTAGTAAAATGAGTTTTAAAGAATTTTTAAATGATGGTAGTATGAATGAACGTGATAAATTTAAACCTGGTGATTGGGTAATGTTTAACCTCCAACAACGATACACAGGATTTTGTAAAAAAATATCAGGTTTATTCTGATATAATTTTAAGCGAGTATAAGAAAACACATAACCTATTTTAGGCAATCCGTGTGAGTATTGTATGGAACTAAACAGTGACTTGTAAAGACTTAACAAAAAAAGACAAATTAGGTTATGTCTAAACAAAACACACCATACTTTTACAAAACTGGAAAGAACACCTATCATTGGGAAATGCGTTGTTTTTCTAATTAAAAAAATGATATATTTATGTAGTTAAATAAAAAAGGAATATTTTATGTGTACTAGCAAAGATGCCATCAGAATGGCTATTTATGAAAAAATAGATAAAGGTATTTTATCAATTGATAACATTGAATCTCATGTTAATCTTGATATGCAGGATGAAATTTACTACTCTCTAGGAAGGAGAAATATCTTAAACTTTATTCTCGATAGGGTTGAGCATGATTTAGTATCGATAGATGATTCAACTGGTGAATTTTCATTAAAATCAAGAGGCACTGTATCTTATAAGAAATTTAAGAAAATTGTAGAAAAGAGCTCAAGATATCAAACATTTTGGAAAGACCGTGTGCAACAATATTTAGTCCGCCCTGAATAAACACCCAACGAGGGTATAAATTAAACTGTGTAAATGTTTAGTCCCATACAATACCCATACACTGCCCTTGCCATCTAACTGATTTTCTTGTGTTTCCATAGATTCAAACTTTACACATTACAGAGGTTGGCGCTTAACTATTTGCCCCTGAGAAGCCCGTAAAACTATGAGCTATCCGCCCATTCTTTCCACATTATAGGTATTTTGTGTAATGTTTTAAATAAATTTGATAAAAACATGCAATGTATATACAATGAATGTCATGAGCAAAATAATCAAATGGGACTTAAAAAAATCTGCGTGGCTAAAGGTAAGCTCTGAAAGAGGAGGTGTAGGCTTTGAGGAGTGCGTTGTCCTCATAGAGGCGGGGAAAATACTAGATAGCATTGATAACCTCAGTAGCAACCACTCAGATCAAAAGGCTTTCGTGTTGGAAATTGGCGGTTATGTATACCTAGTCCCGTATGTTGAAACCGATGAGGAAATTTTCCTTAAAACCATATACCCAAGCAGAAAGTTTACAGCAATTTATTTAGGTGAGGAAAAAACATGAAAAAAGAACCGTATGTAAAAGATTATTATGACGATGAGGAAAAAGACCTTATCGAGAGCATGGAAAGTGCTACCAACAAAGATGATTACGCCCCTGTTAGCAACCTCACGGCTGAACGCCTAGAGGCTTTTCGTGAGGCCGCAAAAAATACGCTGAATGAAAAAACAACACAAATTACTTTAAGAGTTCCTTATACTGATCTTGTGCGCTTAAAAGCCCAAGCCATGCGTGAAGGCATACCCTATCAAACTTGGATAAAATCTATTTTGCACAAGTCCATAGCTTCATGAAAAATAAAAAAATAAGGGTTATGAAAACCAAACCCTAACCAAACTGCGTGATACAATTAAATTACTTGTTGAGCGTAGTAATAAGTCCCTTAAATTTTTACATATCATTTTTTACCCCCTAATTTTTCGCTTAATTCTCTATACAAATCAGAGAAAATTTTTAACTCTTTGACACTAGAAATACAATCACGATATTTGTGCCAAAGTTCACCATTTTTAAGTACAAATCTGCCTTTTTTAACCCCCTTGATGAAAAAGAAATTTGGGTATTTTTTCCATTGCGTTAACTCGCCAGTTTCTAATAGTTCCAAAATCGGAGTAGGTAGAGACTTGTTATACTCAACTAGTCTTTTCAATCTTCTTTTTTCTCTTTCAATGGCTCTCTCTGTTAGCTCTATGCTTTGTTTTAAATTATGTATAGTATCTGACTGTCTATCCCATCTTTTTAATGTGCTAGCCCCATTTCTTTTGTCATTCAAGGGTTGCCCATTGGCAGATGCTACATCATCAAAATGATTTTTATAACGCTCATCAAGTTTAGTTTTTTTGTTGATTAAAGATGTTTCTAATATTTGTAATTTTTTCATTTTCTTTTTTCTTGACTCTAAAATCTTATTTTTGGATTTGCTCTTGCTATGAGCCGATTATCTCTCTTATTTTATTTTCAGTAAAATTATTTCTTTTTAAAACCATTTTAATTTCTGCTGTAAGAATATTCGTGTAGCCAAAAAACGGAATTAATTGTCCTTGATTAGATAATCTTTCGATGTATTTTATTTTGTTGTTATCGCCATTTATTGTGTAAATTTTGTCCGCCATAAATTTGATTTTATCAAAATAAACAGGCTGCATTCGCTGTACTTTTTTGTTGAAGCAAATTCTCAATTCTTTAATGAATGTCGCAGGCAAAGGTGGACGATTATTTCCAAAATCAATAAAATTATTTTTGGCTTGTTGAATGTATGACATTGCACCGATTGGCAATCGTTTTAATTGTTCTTCAAAATCTTGAATTATTTTGATTTTGTCGCTATTTTTGTTGACAAAATAACCATAATTTCGTTCAAACCATTCCGCTATTTCAGTGGCTATTTCTAGAAAATCAATTTTTTCGTTGTGTGTGTGCATAATTAGTGCAACTTCATTCAGGGTTAAGTTGCCAAGCCTCATGGAGTTTATTTAAAAGCAAGATTCCAACTGATTTTCTAGACAATACGCCTTAAAATTATCCCAATAAACACCCCTCATTACAGCTAACCATTTGCACTCATCACCAAACGGGTGTGCGTTTTCAACTTCTACCATATAATTATAAAATGTATATTCGTCCATAATTTTTACTCCTTATTGATTAAATTATTTGCATTTGCAAAGTGGTTTGTGTGGTGATTTGCTCGTTAATTTCTCTTAATTTTTTATTAGCAAACCAAGTTGGGATATTACCATTATCTTGAATAAGCGACTTTGGCACATAACCAACACGCTTCATGACTTGATCGGTTATTGTGCATGTAGCAACAACATTAAAAGAAAACGCCTTATCAGTCTCTTTCATTATTACGATTTGTTGAAGAATTTAAAGTCTTCAACTATATCTAACGGGAAAGTTGTTATCATATACTCATCACCTGTATTGTAGTATTTGATATTTATATTTTTATCTGTTATTGAAAATTTATTTAAATTTTCATAAGTAGCGGTAGTTTTTTTACCCTTAACCAAATAAGTTATTTCTAAATTGTATGTTGTTTTCATTTTTATTCCTTTTATTAATCAATAGCATTATTGCTTTTGATAGTTCTATTATATCATAGTTTTATGTATATAAATTAGTTTATTTTAATATAAATAATTTTTTTTATTATTAAAAAAATGAGTGAAATTAGAAATATATTCAATGATTCTACGATTAGTGCGTTAAAAGAAAATAAAAATGAAATCACAGAGGAACTTTTAGATAAATTAAGAGAAGAAAGTAATGATGGCAAGGGCTCAGCTGGTAAAACCCCAATCGCTACAAATATTGCACTTGATAAAGATTACTGCATTGGCATCCTTCATGAGTTTTGTTTATATCCTCCGTGCTTGGGTTGAAGGCTAACGCTTAAATTCAGCAGCCGCATTAGCGGTCGGCTGGAATGATTTGTTAGGTGTAAACCACTCACTATGTTTTGCTAAATATTTTTTATGCTCTTCATGGGATAAATGTTTAGTTTCTTCATAGATTCTATTTCTAGCCTCTCTCATAAATTCAACTGCTTTAAATTTCATAATTTAATACCTCCGTTGGCGTTCTGATTTCAATCATTGGATAACCTAACTTTAAATTAACCGCATTGTATCTATGAATTCTCTCTAAATTTACAATATGTTTGAAATTCCAACTGACCAGCACATCTGCTCTATTTATAGTTGCAGTGGCAATATATTTAGTGCCCGACATATATAAAATTTTATATAAGAATAACAGATGAAAATTAAATAAATCCACCATCTTCAATTATGTGCCTATTCCAACTTTCTTGATTGGATATATCAAAATCATTTTCATCTGTTCCATCTTGAAAACTACCAATAGTTAATAATTCACTAAAATTAACTTTTTCAGAATCTGGGATGTCATCATTGTATAAATTTTTAATTAATTTTCTCATATCTTCAAAATTCTTAGTATTACAAAACGGAACGAATGTTAATGCTAATGACATTATCATATCATCATGTGCCCCCTGATCTGCTTGAAATTTGTTTTTAATTAAAATAAATTGATAAAATTCATTAATAGTTGCATTATCATTAATGTCTAATTTATCATTTTCAATAAATAATTTCAATGTTTGTATAATTTGTTTTCTTGTTTTAACAGTTGTTCTAAAACCAGGGTATTTTTTCTTTCTTGATCTGCTAATATTACCAAGAAATATTTTGTCAAAATGTAGATTTTCATACTCAAAATTTTGATACATTTGATCTGCAATAGATTGTCCTGCACCTTCATTATTTTCAATAATTAAATATGCTTTATTATAAAACTCACCCCATTCATTTAAAAATTCTGGCATTAATAAATAATCTATATGTAACTGGGCAGATGCCACCTGTTTAAATTTATAATCTGTAATATCTGTAATCTGAACAGCAAATGCATCTATACCATCTTTAGATGGATCAACAGTCATAATATATTTATGATTTTCTATTGGGTATTCATATATATTTAATTTACCATCTCTAATCTCACATATTTCACCTTTTCGCATGGATTGTAATTTTTCAGAAGTAATCAACGTATGTGATGATCCAAGAAACTCATTAGCGTAATTTTGATTAAAATGTAAGATACCACGTTTTGCAATTATATTCTTTTGAAATTCTTCTGGTGGTATTATTGAACCATTTGGTTTAAATCGTGGCACATCTTTCCAATCTACTTCAAAAATTTCGTAACCATTTATTCCTTCTTTTGCTCCTTGAACAATATCATAGAAGTGATTTAGACCATTTGTAGTACTAATTAAAATATTCTTTTTCCAAGCAAAACCTGATTGAGCAGGGAAAATTGAATCTGAGAAGTTCTCCCATAAATTTTGTTTGACGAACGCGCATTCATCTACTATTACTATTGAACAATTATGATGATTTATACCCAATGAAAAATAAGAATTGTCCCCCTGTACATTTATAGGATCAAAATATTCATTTAAATTACTTGGTGTTATATTTAAAATACATTGGTCGCCTATTAAATCACCAATTTTTAAATCCATTGCACATTTAAATTTACCATCAATCATCATTCTATGTGTTTTAGTGCAATTTATAACATTCTTATTTGTTGTGATACTTAAACCTTTTTCTTCTGTCTTTTGAATAGCATCAAAATCTTGGTACCCAGAATCTGTCCTAATTAAATATCTTTTATTTATTTTCATCAAACGTCTCTAGTTTATCACAATATTAGCTATGTTATTTTTAAAACAACACTAACGTTCCCTTCGTTGAAAAAACTCCCTTTACCAGAATCACCATGATGCTTAATATATGTGGATGTATCTATGATTTTGATATTTGATATATCTGGAAATTTGACTCTAGCAAATTTGTAATTATAACCACCTTTAGACCATAATTGTTTAAGTTCTTTTAATGCTGTTTTAGCATTATAGTAGAATTTGTTTGTGTGGACTAGATTTCCTTTTATTATATCAAAGTCATTTGCATCATTTCCATCTTTTACTAATTTTTTTAACAACCCTAAAACAGTATCAGATTCGGAAATTGCTTTTTCATTAGTATTATTTTCTAAAAGTTTTCTAAAATACATATTGCACTCCTAAGTTATAAAATATTATTTATACAATTATATCACAATTATTATACATTTCACCAATCGTTAATGTCCTATATTTTTTTTCTATCTTGTCAAAAACTTCAATTGGAGTATTTTTTTCTAGACAAGAAAAGCCCCTGAAACTATCAGTTGATGTACTATCAGTAATAATTCTTATGCCATTTTCATTTTCAATATATGTTTTATTCCATGTGGTAATTCCTGCCTGCATCCAAACTGGCAATTCAATCAAAATTTTTTTTGTCTTATCAAGAAATTCAGCTGCTTGTTTACTTTTATTGGCAGCTATGCCAATATTCATATCTCGCTTAAATATCGCTGTATGTGCTAGATATATACCAAGCGTTACAGTTTTTCCACTATTATGACTTAATACTCCATTTGTATAATATAATTCATCTTTTGAATTAATAGAAATATCATACATGTTTTCTTCAATTCCAGTATCATAAACAGAAATCACTTTTGAAATTCCTCGTTCTGTTTGAAGTATATAGTTTAATGCATCTTTAGCATATATCTCTGTAAAATCTTTGGAAATTATAACATGATTGCCAGCACATTTTAAAATTAACCCATTTTCTAAAGTAATTATAAATTTTCTATATGGTATAGTCTTATGAACTTCAATTACTTCTTTATATCCATCTGGTGTTAATATTTTCCTACCATTACCATGATATGATTCAATAAATTTTCTCTTATTTATGTTAGATAATTTCATAAAACTCCATTAATACATCTTTATTGAAAGATTCTGTTGTATAAAATCCATTATAATTTAACACAAAATATTTAGTTTTTTTTATGTTATTTTCACAAAAATATTCTGCTAATGTAATTCTATATTATTTATGTTTCATTTTTACAATCATTAAATAATTCCTCAAATGTTTGTTCTTTCTGTTCTAAATTATTTAAAATTTTTATTGATGTAGTTGAACTACAACATTGCCTCGGTTGAATGCTAACAATAGATTCATTATCATCAGGAATAATAACATCAATAAAATCATCTTGGTATTGCCTAAAATTAGGGAACGAAATACCATTTGGTGTAACAATCTTAACGTAATTTTTTTTAAAGTAACTGATGCTAGCTGCACATTTTGCTATTTCTTTTTTATGAATAGGTGATAAATGCAGATTAGTGTATGATTTTTTAAGGCGTCTATTACCATTAAACGAAATACGATTATTATAAGCATCAAGATAATATTGTTCATTATCCTTTTCGAAGTCTAAAATTTCTAATGCTATCTCTTTGCCATCATTACTTTCTTCTCTTAATTTATCTAAAAGTTCCTCTGTGATTTCATTTTTATTTTCTTTTAACGCACTAATCGTAGAATCATTGAATATATTTCTAATTTCACTCATTTTTTTAATAATATAAATAATTATTTATATTAAAATAAACTAATTTATATACATAAAACTATGTTATAATAGAACTATCAATATCAATAATGATATTGATTAATAAAAGGAAGGAATGAAAATGAAAAAAAGTGAATACAAGAATGGAAATCCAAACGCTTTGGACATGCTTTTGTGGAATGAAAGGAAAGAAAACGTTGATAATTATTCCAAGGATGAGCATCATAAAGCAAATCCAGATGCTACGGGTGTTGGTGAGTGGAATGAAAACCCTGAAAATGAAAAGTATATCAAGGCTGAACATCAACAAAAAAGTCCAGATTATGGGGCTATAAAAGTGTGGAATGAAAACCCTGAAAATGAACAGTATACCGATGCTGAAATAGAGGCTGCAAAGTCTCGCTTGATACAGGGCTAGAGGGTAAAAGGGGTTGGAAACGCCCCTTTTTCTACACCTACAATCTAAGCCTCTTTAACGCCTGTTATAGGGGGTAGTATGAAAAAATTTAAAATAAATAACGATATAATATAAATATCAAAAGCAATTCCGCTATTTATTAAAAGGGAAGGAATACCATAATTACAATTCAATTATCATGGCTGGGTAGCAAAGCGGTTATGCAGGGGCCTGCAAAGCCTTACAGACCGGTTCAACTCCGGTCCCAGTCTCCACATATAAAAGATGCATAAATTAATTATAAAAAAAAGTTTCCTAGAATAACCCTATAGCTAAGTTGGTTAGAGCAATCGACTCATAATCGATTGGTCGTTGGTTCGAGTCCAACTAGGCCCACCATATGAAACAGCATTTACCATTGCTTATAAAAAAATCTATATTTAAGTAATAAATTATAATTAACAATTCTGTTATTGAAATGAAGGAATAAATAAATGAATATAATTCAACTAATGTGGTTTTTTATTGGTATATTAATTATATTAATATTTGTAGAGATTGGGAAGATAATTTACCGTTTGTACTCGAATAGAAAATTGATAAAGAAAATAATCAAAAAAACTAAAAAGACTTAATCATAGGTAGAAAATTTATGTTATAATAGGAATTTAATAATACACAATATAAATAATATTAAAATAAACTAATTTATATACATAAAACTATGATATAATAGAATTATCAAAAGCAATAATGCTATTGATTAATAAAAGGAATAAAAATGAAAACAACATACAATTTAGAAATAACTCATTTGGTTAAGGGTAAAAAAACTACCGCTACTTATGAAAATATATTTAAATTTTCAATAACAGATAAAAATATAACTATCAAATACGACAATACAGGCGAAGAGTATATGAAAACAACTTTCCCGTTACGTTTAGTTGAAGACTTTAAATTCTTCAACAAATCGTAATAATGAAAAACACTTAATCATAGGTAGAAAATCTATGTTATAATAGGAATTTAATAATACACAATATAAATAATATAAAAAAAATGGAGTAATATATGTGTATTATAGTTGCAATGAAATTGCCACGAGATAGAAAAACAGGTAAACCAACAAGTGATGCAAAATGGCGGCTCGCAAAAATACGTGACCGTATTTATGATGCTAAATATAAGGTAAGAAGATATACAGTACAAGATCATAATGCATCTCAATTATTCTTAATTGATATTGATACTGATTGGACAGAAGGTCTTTCAGTACTTGAGGATGATTCATATTTAAGTATAGTTAATTCTGCCCTTAATAACTATACCGATAAAAAAGATGGCAAATCAAGACCATCTAACAATAATATAAACATTCATAAAGGTGTTGCTAAGAATGGGCGTGTAATTCGTAAAGTTTTAAAATCAAAAGATATTGAAACCGCATCTAATTTGCTAAAGAATGAAAAATTAGATGGATGTACTTTACTAACAAATGGAAATAGATTATTCATTATTGAGAAATCATTACCTATTGAAATAAAGGATGAATATCGGGATAAACTACATTCAAACAAACGCTTTGAAGATATTGTTCCAGTAGAAAAATTTAGTAATAAGGTACTTGAAATTAAGGAAGACTATCTTATTGTTAGGAGTAATACTGGTATCTTAGATGATTCATTTGGTTATCAGGTAACAGATGGTATTGGATATAAATCAGCAATGAAGAGACGGGATTATGCTATTAGTATTCTAAAAGAAGAAGCATATGAACCTTTAGATCTTATTATTTCTTTATCTAAAATGGGGAGAGAAAATATCGACAAAAATTCATTCTTTAGACCATTAAGAATTAAAGATGATAAAATTAAGGAAAAAGTTCAAATTTATACAACTTCAATTATTCAAACTGACCCATCTGGAACAATGATAGTAAAACCAATCGCATGTTCATTTGATATTAAAAATCAGGAGAATTTAATATCATCTAAATATAAAACACATATGGTTATCTTACCGCATCATTCTAAAATGTTTGAAACGTTTAAAGATTTAATACAAATTTGTGATATTAAAGATAAATTAATATAATTCAATTTATAATAAACAAAATTGAGTTATTAATCTTGTGTATCATTATAGCAATAACATTACTACGAAACTAGCAATAATACATGAAATTAAAAGAATATTATTACGTATATAGAATTACAAATATACAATTAAATAAACACTATATAGGATATAGGCATTGTTTTTGTGATCCAATCAATGATATTGGATTTAAATATTTTAGCTGTAGCAAAGATAAAGAATTTAAGAAAGACCAAATATTGAATAAAGAGCATTATACTTATACTATAATTGAAACATTTAAAACTAAAGAAGATGCACTTAAATTAGAAATTAAGTTACATAATAAATTTAATGTTGGGATAAATGAATCATTCTATAATAGAGCAAAACAGACAAGTGATGGATTTGATAGGACTGGTATAAAACATACTGATAAAGTAAAGAGAAAAATATCTATATTTCAAAGGGGCAGAAAAACATCAGATAAGACAAAGAAAATAATGTCAGATGCTAAGAAAGGTAGAATATTTTCAGATGAACATAAAGAAAAAATATCTATTGCTCAGAAAGGTAAAATATTTTCAGAAGAACATAAGAAAAATTTATCTATTGCACGAACAGGTGAAAATAACGCAAACGCAATAAAGATAAATATTTACAACAAAAAGGATGAAGTAATATTTAACTGTAATGGAGGTTTTAAACCATTTTGTTCAATGAATAATTTACCATATGAGTCATTTAAGAAAACATATCAGAAAAATACTAAGTTATTATTCAATTTAAGTGGTGGACGTTCAAGAGCATTTATTGATAAATATAGTCAGTATAGCGGTTGGTATGCTAGAGTTATTATATAATAAATGAGGAATTAAATCATGGGTGGGAATGTAACAGCTGTAAATAAATATACAGGCGAAGAAACAAGAGCACAAAAGATACAACTTAAAGATATTGGTCGCAGTCAATTTATTAATATATTTATCGAAATCTTTAAAACAATGAATAGTCAATTTAAGTCTTTATATAATAAATCAATCTGGCCAGATGATAAAATTTTAGATGATGGATTTGTATTTAATGGTAGTACTTCTTTTATCATGAACCCATCATTTAGTGATGAAGAAGTAATGAAATATAAACCAATTATTGGTGATATAGATATTATGATTCCAGAGCAACTTAAAGAAGAACTTTGGGATTATTTAGATTCACTTGAAAGTAAGGAAATTATCAATGGTGCTAAATATATAGGATCAAATAAATTAACAATTTCCAGTATTGGAGAACAAATAAATAGTGTATTTCTTATAGATTTTCCATATAAAGATGAAATTTTAATTGATGAATATGGTAATTATTTTGAACTTGATGGTATTACATCGATAGATCCTGATAATATTATTTAATTATCTGACTTAATTTAATTCGACTGAAATAGTAGATTTGTTTAATTTAAATTGAATTATAAATCTATTAAATTTATTATAAAAAACACGTCAATTAAATAATTGAATTATAAATCTATTAAATTTATTATAAAAAAACACGTCAATTAAACAAATAATTTTAAATAGTAATAAAATTAACTAGATACTTATTAAAATATTAACTATTAAGCCATTACAATTATTTCCTATGAAAAAAATTAAAGTCTTAAGAAAAAGAATGACTAAATGTCAAGTTGATTTTGAATTTGTTCCATTTGATGATTCTATAGTTGAAGGATATATAGATGAAAATGGTACATTGTTTGATTCAAAAAAGAATTCTTTAAAATTCAATATTTCACAGAAAGAAATTCAACTAATCTAAATTTTAAAAATAAAAGGAGAAATAAAATGATTTTATACCAAAACAACAAGATAAATGATTTTGAAGAGGAGTTAAAAACATGATATTTATTTCTTTATTATTAATTACTGTTCTAGTCTTTTTCTTGTTATATGTCTATGCAGAAGACGATAATATAAATGACTTTGCTACTGAAATTTATGCTTATGCTGGAGTCGTTCAAATGAAACCTCCGCTACCTGTTGTTAGACTAACAAACGAGTATCTTTTTCATATTGGCAAAGAGACTTATAGCTCGCACCATAAGGATATGCAGGTTGTTCGAGTATGGGGAAATTCACTTAAACAATTCAAAGGTAATATTGCTGATTATGATAGGGTTTTGGTAGATAAAAGTTGTAAAATTGAAAGCCTAGTTGTTGGCGATGTAGCTCTACTATGTAAGATTAAACCCAATGGTAATAAACTTTATAAATTACGATCTTTTCTTAAACTCGGGAAAGATGAGCAAGGCAATCTTTTGTTGTCTAGCAAAACGACAAAACAAGGTCAAACAACACCAAGCCAGCATGTGATAAATGATAATCAAGCTGAGAAAAATAGAGATACCCATACTTACATAGGAAAGATTATTGCCAAAGAAAGCAATTTTTATAAAGACGAAAAAAAAGTCGCTTGAAGTGCTAATGATTGCCACTGGCAATAAATGAAAAAAATAAGATTTAAAATAAAATCATCGAAACCATCACAATGGGCAAAATTTAGCCACTCAGCGAGTTTCTTAGATGCTAAGATTGGAATAAAAAGTGTGATGCACAAATTATTGATACGGGCTCTTGTCGGTGGCAATTCAATCAGAGATAATATTGTTATTGCCACTACCAAATCAACACCAGAAAACATCACAATATCAAAATCTAAAATTCATGCTATTCCAAAAATGTTAAAATTCTCAGTTGGAAGAGGTTTACGTGTAGCATATAAACCATTGATGAATATTAATAATCGGATTATTGTTATGGATGGTAAACAAGTTTATAAAGAAATACCATCAATAGAAAGCACATATAGAACTAATGTTTTTGAGATTTATAAACTTACTTTCAAACAATCAGATGGAAATGAAGCGGATTTCCAACACTTTGAATCTTTTCTTGGTTTATTGAAATTAATGAAAAAACACCTTGACGTACTAGCAATTCAAAGAACACATGATAGATATATTAATTTACTTTGGGGGCTTAAACCCCAGAGAGGACAAGAATTAGAAGTTGGTAATCCTGAACTTGACTTTGAGATTAAAAATAATGGATACCAAAGACTAATAAAAGAATTAAAAATTAAAGATATTTCAAACAAATATATTGAGATGTATTATAGAGATTATGGAAAACGCATAGTGTCTTTTAGAAATTATTTAATTTAGTTAGGTATGTAAGATTTTTTTATTAGTAAAAAGTGATTCTGTAGGTGGAAAAAATTACATATACAGAAAGAGTTTTAAATTTCCATTAGTTAATGCTATAACTAAAAAAATTATCAAGTGATAATTTTGAAAAAAAAAACAAGTAAATCAATTGGTAATGCTATATCTCAAGTAGCATCGTTCAAAAAGTGGCAAATTTATTGCACAAGTAAGTATAGTTAAAATTTGATTTTAAGTATTGATGTTAACAGAGTAATGAAACGCAATATATCACATGCTAAATCTGGAAGCAGGTTTAATACTGTGTTGAAAAAAACCAATATAGTGGCAATAGAAACATATAATAAAATTAAGAAAGTAGTTGACTTTAATACAGTAATAAAATGGCAAAATTTAAATATTCAGAAAAAATATCCAAATCTCATGAAGTTACTGACTATACAAAGAAAAAAATATCTGTTGGTAGAAAACAAAGAAAAGTCACTTGTACACGTTGTTCCATGGAAGGTGGTATCTCAAATATGAAACGGTACCATTTCAACAATTGTAAAATAAATATATCTGAAGAGACAAAGAAAAAATATCTGAAAGGCACAAATAATAAAACATTACTTCAAGAAGTTGGTGTAGTGATTGCGATAGATTCATTACTATATAGTGGTGAAGTATTAAATCTTGAAACATATAAACCATCTGATAAAGTTAAATCACATGCTAATATTAGTATTGTTCTTAATTTCCTTAAAGAAAATAAATCGTGGTTAAAATCTGTTAATAATTCGGCACTTGCTATCGTTAATAAATTCGGTGATGAAACGTTAAAAAAATACACTATTCATCATAATGATGAATTATATAAACTTATTAGACATATTGGTAAAAAATTATCGGGTTTAAGTTCAAAAGATAGGTGGAATCCATCTGATTTTTATTTCATTAAAAAATTTAATATAGATGAAATTTGATATATCAGCATATAATAAATATATTGGGAGCAATAATGATGTGATAGGTATATCATTAAAGAAAAGTTCAAGTGAATCACTTCACGGATCATTTGCACTTTTTAATTTAGTCAAAGAGTATAATATTAAATTATCCTTCCCAAGAAAAAAATTTGATAGATATAGTAGAGAAATAATGTATAGGTACTTTGAGAAAATACAAAGGTGTTTAAATTTTCCTTGTCTTGTATATGAATACAAAGAAGGTTTATCTGCAATGAAACAAATACAACAATTTAAGCCAAAAAGTGAAAATTTTACAAAGAGTATTTTACCGTCATTTGAATTTCTGAGTATTGTCGCTGAGAATAATTTAAATCTTGATAGTATGATTGAATTTGCTTTATTAACTGCTATGTGTATTTCACCAAATTCATGTTCTCATTATAAAATTGAAGGTTCTAAAATAAGTAATGTCTCAAATGATAATAAACCCAAGATTGAAATTGAAAGAGTTAGAATTAAAATAAATGGAGAGACTGATACTATTTTTGATGTTAAAATTAACGGTAATGAATCTAAATTACAATTAAGGTCTAAAGGTTCCTTGCCTCAGTTTATATATATAAAAACAAGAGATAATATAAAAGGTACAATATTAAAAAATGTTAAATTATAATAGTTGTAAATATAATAAAATTACCGTATTTATGTTATAATAGAACTACATTTAATAGCAATAATACAACTGATTAATAAAGGAAATGATAAAAAACAATAGAAATATAAAGTGTGCAAAATCTATTCACTCATCAAAGAATATTATAGATCTAACACATCTCAATGATATAAATAATAATTAGTTATTTAGAAAATAGATCAATAAATGAAGTTAAAGTAACTAATAAAATATTAAAGATAAATATTTTATAATTAATGAAATATCACTATACATATATAATTACAAATAAAAAGAATAGAATAAAATATGGTGGAGTTCATAGTTGTAATTGTTTACCAATCAAAGATATAGGTATTGAGTATTTTGGTTCTTCAAAATATCTAACTAAGAAATACCAGAAAAAGAACATAACTAATTTTAAGTACACTGTAATAGAATTATTTGATACTAGAATCAAAGCAGATGTAGGTGAGTACAAAATGCTATCTGAGAATAATGCTGCAGGTTCAGAATTATGGTATAATAAATCAAATGGTTGTAAAAGTGGTAAATTGAATACACTGGGTAGTAAACATTCTGATGAGACAAAGAGGAAAATATCAGTTGCAGGAATAGGTAGAAAAGTTTCAGATGAAACAAAGAAGAAAATGAGTACAGCTAAATCAAATATGTCAGATGAAACAAAGAAGAAATTGTCAATTGCTAAATTAAATATATCAGATGAGACAAAGAGAAAAATGTCAATTGCTGGGATAGGTAGAAAACATTCAGATGAAACAAAGAGAAAAATATCAATTACTCATGCACTAAACATTAATATCTACGATAATAAAGATAAACTAATATTTAATTGTAGTTATGGGTTTAAATTATTTTGTATAATGAATAATTTACCATTTGAATCGTTCAAAAAGTCATATCAGAATAGTACTAAGTTATTATTTAATAGAATTGGTGGACGTTCAAGAGCATTTATTGAAAGATATAAACAGTATGATGGTTGGTATGCTAAAGTAGTTACGGAATAATTGAAATAGGACCTGATTTGTGCGTTCTATGATTCAAATTAGTAATTGGGACATAACAAATATAAATTAGGTGTTTAATAGATCAATTTATAGTGAACATGGTGATTAGATACTTGTAATGTAACAAATATACATAATATATTTTATTTATATATATAAAAAAATAAGAGATAGTAAAAAAAAGTACAATGTTAAATTATAAGGAGTAATAAATGAATTTCAGAGAGTATTTAAATAAAGAAAAAGACCAACTTGATATTTCTATTCAATCAGCAGATAAATATTTAACATCAGAAAAGAAAGTTGAAGATTTTCTTTTGTCAGTGGTGCAAGTTGAACATAAAACTGATGGTGTAAAACTCACTGTTATTAAGAAAGATGATAATGATTATATATTTGCATATAAGGGTAATGTACTTTATAAATCAGAATATGATTATCAACCAAATACTAAAATTGAGAAAGAATCTATTGGTGCTTCCCAATTTAAGACTGTATTTCAACACTTTAATAAGTTAGGTAAAAATGATATTCCAGTAGGAACTGAATTATTCATTGAATTCCTAATGTCAAAACCTACACTTTCTTCCAATTACATCAAAAAGCATAAGATGGTACTTATTGGATATTCTAATAGTATATGGGAAGAAAAATTCGGTAAGATTAAAACTAAAAATAGCGGAATGCAAACTGATAAACGTGATATATTTGCAAAGCAGTTAAAAATTGATATTCCACAATTACTTTTTCATGGTATTATGGGAAGCCAAGATACATTCAGTATAGGTATTAAGAATAAGATTTTAAAATCAGAATTCGAGCAACAGAAATTATTGATGAATTGGGATAATTATACATTATTAATAGATGAGATTAAACAATTATTTTTAGGTATAGAATCAAAGTATGGTGGTAGAGAAGAAGGTGTTGTGATTTATGTTTACGAATAGTATATAAAATAAACCATAATATTCTAACTAAACTATGTAATAATACTATTTAAATAAGGAGAAGTAAAATGATTGATTGCGATGAGTGCAAGCATGAGAATTATAAATTATATAAAGGAGAAAAATATGATTAATAATGGTAAAAAAGTTAAAAAAATTTTAAAATTTGTTCAAGATTATCAGTCTGACCAAGATGCACGGTTAATTATTAAACAAAGATATAAAGAAGATGATTTAAGTGCTGAATCTAAATATTGGGAATTTGTTAAGGCAGTTGCATTAGAAATCACAAATGGTATAGTAGTCAAATCAAGAAAACTTGAAGATATTTTAGGTGATATTTCAAATATTATTAAGCGTTATAGGATAAATTTCATACATAGCAAAAAATCACCAGCTATGATTAAAGATGATATTCAATTAAATACTAAGATGTTAATTATTAAACAAATGCGTGGTAATAATAATGCGTTAATTATTGGAAAATTTAGGGTTTTTACTAAAGCTGGACATGCTAAACTAATAAGAAGAGCAAGAATTTTGAATGATAATGTAGTTATTTGTATTATAACTTCAAAAAATACAGTAGAAACAAAGGATATTCGTGAGAAAATGGTAAGAATGGTATTCCCCGAAGTTAATATTATTCATGCAAGAAAAGGTAACTTAATTAGAATTTTACAAAAATCACCTATTAATATTAATGTTGTATTTGCAGGTAGTGATAGGGTTAGGGGTTATCAGGATCAACTTAAAAACAATATCGGAATGTCTGTTAAGGAAATGAAAAGAAAAACCAATGATATTTCAGCAACGAAAGTAATTGATAATATTAATGATGAATTATTCTTTAAGAAAAATACACCTAAAGAAATTCATTCAATGTATGATGAATTAAAAAATATATATAAATAAATTAAACAATGATGAGTTTTTTAAATTTAAATATAAATGAACGTACATTTTGGTATTCAATAGGAGGTAGTCCACTATGAAAGTAAAGATTAGGAAAAAACAGTCTATACTTTATTTAGTGGACTGGTAATGTAAAACAGGTAAATATAAAGATCAAAAGTGGCAACAATATGAACAATTAATGTTCTATGCGATTTATTTCTTTCAGAGATATTTAACTATTGAAAAAATTAAAGTTTCATATGTTTATATTGAACATGAGTTAGAAAATGATATTACATTAGAAAGAAAATATCTTAGTAATTATATTTCTGAATTAAATAAATTAATAAGTGATGTCGAGAGTGATGTTTTGTTTGAGAAAAATGAAACTAAATTATGTGAATGGTGCTTATATAAAACATATTGTAAAATAAACTAAACTTATATAAAATATATATAAATATAATAACAAATTATAGGAATATTTATATGGAAGAAATAAAAAAAGTTATTACAGAAAATATAATTGGACCAAATTCACCCAATGTTGCTACTACAGACGAAAACATAACTGTTGATGAGATATTCCAACAAAGTTCAATACCATCACTTGGTAGACAGATTTTCTCTGTAATTCCGACGAATGGCCCAACAGCTGCATTATTTAGTATTAGAAAAAAGACTGGGACGACTAATTTTGAAATTGTTAGAAGTGATGTTTTAGTAGAACCATCTAAATCAATTAAAAGTGGGCTGACACAAGAAGTTATTCAAGATATAAGAGCTCAATTCGGCAAAGAAGCTAATAGTATAATTGGTAAACTTTTAAGGGGTTTAGCTAATGATCAAGAAAATACTGCTACATTAGCATTTCTAGATGTTTCAGCCGCACCAACTACTGATTTACATTTGACTGATGCTTTAAATGCTGAAACAAATTTATTTGAAATTACACAAAAGGTACATGAATTAATTCTAAAAATTAACAGTAAAAATATGCGTTCATATGAAGCATTTGCTGTTATTCCATATCAGGCACTAGGTGGTATTATGGGTTTGAGTCATTATATTGGTGGTGATAAAAAAGAAGGTAGAGGATTATTTATTACTAAAGCAGGTTTAACAAAATTTTATATAAATCCCAATGCTGAGAGTAATACTGCATATGTAGGTTTGAAAGATATGACTAATTCTAGTAAATCAAGTGCCACATTTTCACCTTTTAGATCTACAGTGATAGATACCATTGACCCAGATACCGGAGAAAATGTTTATCATATATATAATAGATTTGGTATTACACTATCACCACTTAATGAAAGTGGAAATGAAATGATACATAAATTTGAAATTTTACTATAGGTTATTAAAATGAGTTTTATACAAATACTTAAAAACATAAAAACAGATACTACAATTAAAAAATCTCATATTGAGCGAATATTTGAGAAAAAAGGTTCTGAAAAACCCGAGGATATATTACGCATGAGTGGTTATAGAATTAAATTAATTACACCCACTTCATTTGGCACACAGATTACATTTGCTAAAGGTTATGTAATGGAAGATATTGAAAAATTATTAAAAAATTTTAATGTAAAATTTAAAGGTGACAGGGATATTTTTATAATTACGTAAATTAAGAGAAAATAGTTAAATTATATTCGAATAATAAAATATAAAATATAATATTATAATTCAACTATGTTATAATATAAATAATAATAATAAGGAGAAGTAAAATGAGTTTTAGAGAATTTTTAGATGAAAGTAATAACACAATTGGAATATAGTTGGTAGTCCTAAGGCAGTTAAAGAGACAACTATCTTAATAGAATAAATATAAATAATAAGGAGAATAGAAATATATGAATTTCAGAGAATTTTTAAATAAAAATCTAGATGAAGCAAAGGGTGACTATCTTATAATACGAACTCTCTGGCCAGAGGATGATATGAGAACATTGAAACATGCAGGTATTAAAAATATTGAGTTAATAAATAAAGAAAAAAATATACGAGTTCCTTATCAATATAAATCTAAACTTATGAAATGGTTAAAGTATATGAATTACCCTAAGAATGAAATAAAAGATATTTTCAAAGTGAATGAAGCAAAGGGTGACAAAGAAGAATACCAGAAATTTTTCAGAAAAATATTAAAGAAATATAATGTTGAATCACCTGCTGAATTATCATATGATGATAAGAAAAAATTCTTCGAAGAAATAGACGCTGGTTGGAAATCAGATGTGGAAGAAAAATAAATTGAATTTTAAAGAATTCTTACTAGAATCAATATCAGACAAGCACAAAGGTGGTGATTGTTTTGAAGTATCGTATAAATATATACTAAATAATCCTAGAGTTACTTTAGTTCATGGATTAGTTAGTGGGCAAGGCGCATTAGAAGGTATAGTTTATGGTCATGCTTGGTGTGAAGATGGAAATAAAATTATTGATATGACTTTACCTAAAAATTTACAAAAATCATTAGATACTAAGTTTTATTATACTCTAGGAAATATTAAAATAACATATAGATATACATTTAAAGAAGCTTTAGAAAAAGCTGACGAATATGGAACTTACGGCCCATGGGAAACTAAACTATTGAAAAGTAAATATTAATAACTATCACTATAATAGGTGTTATTAATTTTATCAGAAAACAATAAGAACTATAAAAAGGATAATTAAAATGAATTTTAGAGAATATTTGATTGAGGTTGGTGGTCAATCAGCAGGAAAAATGGAAATTGTTAAAACAAAACTATATGATGCCAGAATATATGCCGAGGATAGATTTACTAAAAAATTAGATGATGAACTTCCTAATTTTGATAAGAATTACTTATTTGCTCAAAAGGCAGCAACTCTTGGTAAAACACGAAGAAAAGATATGCCTGTTATTGAAACTGAGGATGTAAAATTATTACAGAGTAGATTATTCAAAGGTGAAATTGATATTATTAATAGGAAAGGGAAAATGATTGATGAATTTCCTGAAGGTTTAAGTGGTAAACAAGCACAATACTTCTTAAAGAATGGTCTACCAATGTTTGATGAATCTGAAAAAAATGATGATATTGTTAACACCTCGATGAGAAAGGTTAAAATTAAAGATCTAAAACCTATTCAAAAACAAATTTATTTTGATATATCACTCAATGCTACTAATGATTTTGGGGTGAAAGGAACGATTGATTTCTTAAAGTCATCTATTTTTATTGCTAGTTCTGATAATTTTATCATTGATGGTCATCACAGATTTTTATCGGGTATCTTGATTGATCCAAATATGTCAGTTAAAGTATTTACAATTGATTTACCAATTAGAGTATTATTACCACTTACATTAGCTTATGGTGATGCAATAGGAAATAAAAGGAATTTATAAAAGTCAAAAATATCACATACAAATATAACGTTCTACAGTTAACAAATCTTGTAGAAAAATAGATTAAAAGACAAATTTAATCTGTTAAAAAAGGAATAAAATACAGAAGCAATTATAATAGATTATTATTCTTGCTAATTATAGAAGGATAAAGATATGTTTTTAGATAAGAAATACATTTTAGCTAATGAACTAGTGCAAAAGATGGATATTCATATAGCGAATATCTCAATGTTACTTAACCATTATGATTATTCAGATAATTACGGGGTAATGGTAAAAATGAATAATTGTACCTTTATTAATACTCATTCACATTTTCTACCAAATAATATTAAGGTTGGTATTGCTGAAAATAAATTTATTGATATAAGCGATAAGTTACCTCGAACATTTGTTCATTATGAATATTCTGTAACACAGAGGGAACTTTATAAAAGCGGCATAGTTATTGATATGGTTAAAATTGCTGGCAAAGAACTTTATGTTTTTGATCCTGATTTTGTAAATAGGTTAAATCGCAAAATTGGATATGTTCTTGATAAGAATGAGACTAAAGAGTGTTACACGAAGGGGCAAATTAAAGGATTTATAGAACTTAGTAAAAATAAATTCTTTACTTGGTATTAAAATGAAAGTAACTAACAATAACATAAAAAACGTCGTAAAATCATTAATTGATGAATATGGTAATAATGTAGACCTTAATCATCTTGATGTTACTAATGTAACTGATATGAGATGGGTGTTTGGTAATACTAAATTCAATGGTGATATTAGTAAATGGGATGTTGGTAAAGTAAAGAATATGAGATGGATGTTTGCTCATTGTACTAAATTTAATCAGGATATAAGCAAATGGAATGTTGGTAGGGTAAAGGATATGAGAGATATGTTTGCTTCTTGTACTAATTTTAATGGTGATATTAGTTCCTGGGATACTAGTAAAGTAACTAATATGAGTTATATGTTTTCTCATTGTACTGATTTTAATCAGGATATTAGCAAATGGAATGTTGGTAATGTAACTGATATGAATAGGATGTTTTATAAAGCTAAGATTTTTAATTCGGATATTAGTTCTTGGAATGTCAGTAAGGTAACTGATATGACAGATATGTTTGCTTATTCAGATTTTAATTCGGACATTAGTTCCTGGAATGTTAGAATTGTAACTGATATGAGAGATATGTTTTCTCATTGTACTGATTTTAATCAGGATATTAGGAAATAGAATGTAGGTAATGTAACTGATATGAATATGATGTTTTATAATGCTTAAAATTTTAAACAGGATATTAGATAATGTAAT